ACCCTAAGCCGTTGGGGCGCGTAGAACATACGGCTTTACGTATGTGTATAGTTGCAGGGTAGCCAGCAAAATAAGCGCATGCGCAATATGCTGGCAGTATTGGGCGCGGGCTAAGCCGCGACTACCACCGCATGCACCGTAGTTAGTTGTGTTTTAGTGCTGGCGCACTAATAGAAAACGCTACAAATTGCTGGCGGACGAGGCTTAGGCACGGAGTAAAGTTAACGCGATACCGTGGTAGGGGGCGAGCGGCCAGCGCCATAAGTGAGATGTGGTTTATATGTAGGTGTACAAGCAGGCTATTGCAGCCTGCTTTTTGTGTTATAATGGCAATAGGTTGCCGCAGTGCAATGGACATTGGAACGGATTAGTGGAACAAACGTTTTGCCGAGGGGTGCACACCAACAGCTTAGCGTCCCTAATTGGAAACACTATATGGACGGCCAACGCCGCAAGGTAGTAGCAAGCACGGACAATACGGCATGACAGCCCTAGTAATAGGGCTGTTTTGTTTATTTGTGCGCAACAGTGTGATACCATAATAGGTATTATGGCAACACGCAAAGCAGTAGTTAAACCAGCGCAGGAGGCACACAAGGTCAAGCAGGCCAAGGCTGCCGCTGCAAAGAGCGTACAGGCACGCAGGCACGTTGTTGAGCAGCGTGTAGAGGCTATTGTTACGGCTATACTTGAGGGCAGGCGCAGCACAACCATAATTGCCAGCGCTATTGCGGATTGGGGTGTAGGCGAGAGCCAAGCGTACAAGTATTACCACGCCGCGTTAAAGCGAATACGGTCAAGTTTTGACGAGAAGCTACCCGACTACATTAAGACCCATTTGGAGCGCCTAGAGCACATATACAAGCTTGCAACGGCCAATGGCGACCATAGGGCAGCGCTTATAGCTATGAAGCAGATTAGCGACCTGCTAGGCCTTGACGCACCAAAGGAAGTAAAAAACACGCATGGATTTGAGGGATTAGAAAATGCAAGCGACGACCAACTTAAACGCATTGTCGCGTCAGGACTTGGAGCAGCGGGCAGCGGCCGCAATGCTGCTAGTGCAAAAACGCGCGGTTGATGATTTTGAGTATTTTGTAAACAACGTATTTGCCCTTAGCTTTGACGAGTTTATAAGCGGGCAGTACATTAGCGATGTGTGCGCACACATGGACGATAACGCCTATGCCATGTACATTACTGGCCGTGGCCACTTTAAGAGTACCCGTTTGTATGCCCGTCTTATGTGGCACTTGCTGCGCTTTAAGGTTATGCCCAAAACAAAAGAGGGCTGGTACTTTAGCTACAACCAGGACATGTCCGCCTACCACCTAGGCAAGGTGCGCGAGCTTATTGCAGTAAACCCGTACTACAATGACCTTACGAACTTTAAGGGGCAGACAGACAGCGTGCTTGGCTTTGCCATGCTGCGCAATGGGCAGCCGCTAGACCGCGCGCCAAAGTTTGTTGTTAAGCCAAGCGGCCTGTTGGTGTTTAAGCGTGGTATACATGCCGACCTTATTTATGTGGACGACCCACTTAAAGACCCAGAGAACAAACTTAAACCTACCGTTATTACCAAGGTTAACCGCATTATTAAAACCGAGCTGTTGCCTATGGTTAACAAGGGTGGCGAGTGCTACATTGTTGGTACGCCGCAAACTAACGACGACTTTTTCTTTGACGCCGAGCTGCGCACGCGTTTTGCTACATGGTTTACGCCCGCCATATTGGACGCGCTTAAGCAGATTACGCTGTGGCCAGAGTTTTATACGTACGCCGACCTTATGCAAATTAAAGCTGCGCAGGGCGATAAGACCTTTGCGCAGGAGTACATGGCAAGCCCTGTATATAACGAGGATAGCTACCTAGAGCGCACGGCGCTAGAGGCTGCTTGCATTGAGGTGTTATGGAAGAAAAAGGACTGGACGCAATACCTTGCCGACAAGTTTGTTGTGGGCGGGTTTGACATTGGTAAAAAGGTGCACCCTAGCCACCTTGCATTGTTTATACGCTGGTTTTATGTGGACAAGGACGGCCAAGAGTGGCCGCGGTACAGGCAGATATTTAGCTTTTGGATGGACGGCTGGAAGTATGAGAAGCAATACAAGTTCCTTAATGATATAATAGACCTGTTCAACGTAAGCGCGTTGTATTATGATAATACTAGGGCAGAGTTTGAAGGCTTTGCCGAGGAAGGCAAGCTAAGCCCAGCTATGCAACCGATTACCTTAAACACCCGCAACCAAACAAAAATGGCTGCTGCACTTGACACATTATTGAGCCGTGGCGACATTACGTTTATAAACGAGCGCCGCCAGCAAAGCCAGCTGCTAGCCGTAGACAATACGTTGCAGGCGCTGGAAAGCCCCGAGGGGCACGGCGATAGTTTTTGGAGTAACGCTATGGCTGTAAGCGATAACGACGACGGTAGCATAAGCATAAGGACTTAAAACTTTATATGAGCAACATAAACTTTATACGTAAGGCACAAGCCACCCAGCCAGCAGAGCAGCGCGCAGCCGCACTATTACCAGACGGCGGCGCTTTTATTTATGACAGCACTACATACGGCGGCGATGGTAACACCAAAGTTGAGGAGTATAAAACCAAGCCCGCGCAAATTAAAAGCAACGTGGGCTGGGTATATGCTGCTAACGACCGTATTGCAGAGGCATTTGCTGCTATTGAGTGGCAGCTTAAGCGCACGTTAGCTAATGGCGACAAGGAAACTATAACCGAGCACCCAGCACTGGCATTGCTTGATAGCCCCACAGAGGCTATGCACGGCATGCAGCTTGGTTACTTACACGCTAGCTACTTAAACCTAGTGGGCGAGAGCTTTATTGTGCCGCTTGGCAAAAGCAGCAAAAACCCTAAACTACCTGCTGCGCTACACATATTACCTGCGCACGCTGTTGAGTATAGGATAAACAAAGAGACGGGCGACGAGGCTATTAAGCTAGGTAACGACCTGTACCTTGAGAATACGCTAGAGCAGCGCACATTTTACCGCGATTACCGCCCTGACCCTGAACACCCGTACAACGGCAAAAGTATTGTGGCCGCCGCGGCCAGCGCTATAGACACTGACGAAAAAGCAAAGCGCTACAACCGCCAGTTTTTTGCTAACGCTGCGCGCCCTAGTATGATGGTTGAGAGCGAAAAGACTATGACAGACATAGCCTACAAGCGCTGGAAGCAACAACTTACCGAGCTGTACACGGGCGAGTTTAACGCATACAAACCTATGCTGCTTGAGGGCAGCGCCAAGGCTAAGCCATTTGCGCTTACGCAAAAGGACATGGACTTTTTGCAGGGGCGCAAGTTTAGCATGGACGAGATACTTGCAATGTTTGGTGTTAGCCCTGTTATGCTTGGCATGATTGCTGCGGCTAACCGCGCCAATATGGACGCTGCCGAGTACAACTTTGCAAAATGGGTAATACTGCCACGCGCCCGCGCTTTTGTTAAGTTCTTTAACAAGTACGTACTTGACGCTATTGACCCTAGCCTTGAGCTGGATTTTGAGAACTTTGTGCCTGACGATGTAACTGCCGACACGCAGCGCCGCACGGCTGCTGTAAATACGTGGCAGACGGTTAACGAGATACGCAAAGAAATGGGGCTACCAGATGTTGACGGTGGCGACGACTTGTATATTAAGAGCGGCCAAACTAAGCTTGGCGAGGAACCTGCGCCAGTACCTAACGCGCTTAAGCCATTTGCAGGCCAAGACCCTAACAACCCTACGGACAATAACAACGACCCAAACAACCCCAACGAGCCGCCAGCACCAAGCGAGAGCGATAAACAGGCGCAGCTTGACGCTAACCGCAAAGCACGGCGCAAACTAGCACTTAAGATACGTCGCAACCGCGAGGCTAAAAAAAAAATTGAGCAGCAGCGTGCTTTAGTAGAGCAGGCACGGCAAGAACTTGGCGACGCACGCGTAGCACAGCAAAGTGCTTTACTTGAACGGTATGAGGGCGAGTTTATGAAAGCCAGCCGCGTGCACTTTGAGTTGCAGCGCACGGCCGTACTTACTGAGCTTACTGACGGCCTAAAGGACGGCGAACGCAAATATAGCAAGCGTGCTATCGACCCTGTATATACGCAAATACAGTTGCTTGTTAGTGACCAGCAATGGGACATTGACCTTAGCAGCCAGTTTAAGCCGCTGTACGAGGCGCTTATGGCGCGCGAGGTTGTAGACGCATTTGCATTGCTAAAGGACTTTACACCACCTGCCGACGTACCGAGCATTGCCACCTTTGCTAAAATGCGCGCTGGCAAGGTTGCTGCCGACATAAACGACGAGACGCAGAAGCAGCTTATGCTTACGCTTGCAGAGGGTATAGACAAAGGCGAGAGCCGTAACCAGCTGCGCGTACGTGTTGAGCAGGTATTTGGCGACGCTAGCAGCTACCGCGCCGAGCGCATTGCGCGTACCGAGAGTGTTAAAGCGGCTAGCCAAGCTGACCTGTACGCGTGGAAAGACAGCAACATTGTGGTTGCTAAGCAGTGGCATACAGCTATTGGCGACGCTTGCCCATTTTGCCAAAGCCTTAACGGCAAAATAATTGGCTTGGACGAGAACTTTGTGGAGCTTGGCGAAACGCAGACTGTTGAAACGGTAACGGCCGACGGCAAGGTTGTTACACAAAGTCGCACCGAAAAGTATGAGGCACAGCCTGCGCCACCTAACCATACAAATTGCCGTTGCGTATTACTTCCAATACTAAAAGAGTTTTGATATTATAAGCTTATGAAATATGCAATACGCGCCGCTGTGGCAACCAGCATAGACGAAACCAACCATACTGTACGTGTACGTATGACTGATGAGAGCGTTGATACTTACGGCACTAGCCTTAAGTTTGACGGCTGGGACTTTGGCGACTTTATGAAAAACCCTGTTGTGCAGCTTGACCATTGGAGCGACGCTGCAAGTAATATTGGGCAAGTGCTGCAAATTATACCTGTGCCAGAGGAGCGGGCAGTTGACGCTATTGTGCAATTTGACATTGAGGACAAAAGCGAGTTTGGCGGCGCATGGGCATGGGGCAAAGTTAGCCGCGGCTTTTTGCGCACCTGGAGTGTTGGCTTTGATAACCTTGTTGCAAACGGTTTGGACTATTTGCAAAACAAGCTGTACGAGCTTAGCCTTGTAGCGATACCAAGCAACAGCAACGCTACCGTGCGGGCACTTAAAGAGGGTATGATTGACGAGGCAGAGGCGGAGCGATTGCTTAAACGCTACAAAGGCGAAGCCAAACGCTTGCAAGATTACCTTAAGCGTGATAATAATATTAGTAGTAATAGTAAGGAAGCAACTATGAATAAAGATGAAGTTACCGCCCTTTTGGACGAAAAACTAGCACCTATCACCACGGCCCTGGAAGCCCTAACCAAACTTGATGACACTGTTAAGGCAGCTGTTACCGAGGCTACCAAGGACGTAACAGACACAGTGAGCAAACTTACCGAGCAAGTCGAGGCGCTAAAGCCTACCGACGACGGCAAAGGCGGCAAGCCAGATACTAACCCGAACGACAAGGGCGGGGGTCATGATGGCAAAAGCGGCGATGGCGACGACGAGGAAATTAGCGATGAGGAGGCCGAGGCTATACTTAAAGAGTACGAGGCCGACCTTGACAAAGAGTTTGACGAGAATAACATTGACGAGAATAAGGAGTAATACCCCATGAAAAAAGCACAGTTACTAGCAGAAATGGAAGCAAAGCGCCTAGAGCGCGCTGCTAAGCATGCCAAACTAATCGAGAGCGCTAAAAAGCGTTCCAAGACCCCTGCGGGTCGTGAGCAAATTCGCTCTTGGGTTAAAGCAATCCAAAACGAAGATAAGGCTGCACTTAAAACCATTAGCGACGAGGTTGCTAAGGAATACCGTAGCCAAAACGTAACAACCCCAGCAGACGGTGGCTACCTTGTGCCTACCATTGTTGAGGCTAACATTTTGGAACAGCTTAAGCTTGTTGCCCCGCTGCGCCAGTTGTTTACCGTAATCCCTAACGCACCTGCCAAACTGCAAGTTAACAGCCAAACTGGCCGCCCTAACGTTGCATGGACAGCCGAGGAAGCTGCGTACTACGCAACCAAAGCTACCTTTGGCACTGGCAGCATTACTGCGCACAAGCTTACTGGTATCGTACCTATTACCGAAGAGTTTATGGAAGATGTAGCCAACTACCCTGCTGTGCAGGCGCTGCTTGAGCGACAGCTTGCTGAGGCTATTGGTATACAGGAAAACGCAGCCTTTATTAGCGGTGATGGTACAACCCGCCCGCTTGGCTTCCGAAACCTTACCTTGCCTGGAGCACGCGACTTTAGCTATGGTGCTGCACTTGCCAACCTTGACTACGACGACGTTAAAAAGCTTAAGCGCAGCATTGCCCGCGCTTACCGCGCAAACGCTGGCTTTATCGCCAACGAAAACGTGGAAGCACAGCTTGACGGTGTTAAGGATAGCACTGGCCGCTACATTTACAACGCCAATGTTGCCGATGATAACACCTTTACCCGCTTGCTTGGCCGCAACTTCCTTACGGTTGACGCGACTGACGAGCTGACCCAAGACGAACTGTGGTTTGTTGACGGCAACAGCTATTGGGTAACGGACGTTACAGGTATCCGCATTGACTTTGGTTATGCGACTGGCGACTTTGAAAGTGGCCGCCAGAGCCTACGCGTTATGAAGCGCACGGGTGGTGCACCTGTTGACGCTAACGGCTTTGCCCGCGCAAAGGCAGTTTAGCCAACTAGGGGCGGGTAACACCGCCCCTGCACCTTTCTATTAGCAAACAGTAATACATAGCAATAAGGAGCTTATAACTATGAGTAAAACAGTATGGGTAGAGTTTACACAGCCAACACTTAACTACGCTAAAGGCGACGTTGTTGAGCTTGACGAAGAGCGCAAAGATATGGTTGACGCCGTAATTAAAAAGCACTTTGGCAAGGTCGAGGAAGACGGCGGCCGCAGCCGATACAAAGTTGTTGACGCACCTAAGGCTGCTAAAAAGGTTAGCACCGTTGTAGACGGCGTTAACGACACAGCAGTTGAAAAAAAGCAACAGGGCAAGGTTGAGGGCGATAAGCCAGCTAAGACCGACGGCGACACGCCACCTGCTGCTGGCGCTGGTAAATAGCACCGCACACACAAAGAGCTTGGGGGCTGCACAATGCAGTCCCCTTTGCTATATAAAAGTGATACAATAGCATTATGGACGAAACAATACTTACCTTAGACGAGTTAAAAGCCTACTTAGGCATAACCGATAATAGCCAAGATACGCAGCTTGGCGCGCTGTTAAACGCTTTGCCGCAGTGGATTTACGACATTACTGGCACATGGTTTGGTAGCAAAAAGACCATTGACGAAACGCAGGACTATGCGCCTGTAATATTTTTGGACAATATGCCCGTTATAGAGGTTAACGAGGTGCGCATTGGATACAACCCGTTTGGCGAGGCTGGCGAGGACTACGAGGTAACAGAGTACCGCGTAGACAAAACAGGCCGCTTGGCGCTTAGCCTAGGCCAATACAACCATATTGCGCAGCGCCGCGACTATAATGAGGTTGCCATAAACTACACTTTTGGCGTTGAGGAAGTGCCAGCGACCGTAAAAGAGGCTGGCAAAATTATGCTTGCTGGGCTGTATAACAGCGCTGCAAATGACGGCCTTGAGCTTAGCAGCGAGGCTGTAGGCAGCTACCGCAAAACATACAAGCAAAGCAACAAAGAAGATGTGCTGCTTGCGCCGTACATGAGGGTTAGGGTATAGGCTATGCCAATTAGCAGCCGTATGCTTGCACACAAAGTTACCGTACAGCGGCAGCAAGCTGCTGGCGGCATGCGTACGGGCGCTGCTACAATACTTACCGATGTGCCAGCAAGCGTTATACCTATGGACAGGCAAAGTGCTATTGCTAACGGCTTCGTACCATACAAGGCTTTTGATATGTTTACTAACGAGCGGGGCATAAAAACTGGCGACGTTATTATAGAGAGCGGCCGCAAGTTTGTGGTTAAAAGCCCAAATGCCTACAACGGCTTTGGCAGCGTAGACCATGCACACTACCTGCTAGAGCTGGCGGCATAGTATGGCAAGCCCTGTTTTAGAGATTATTGTTGACGATAGGCAGTTGCGTAAGCTGTACAAGCAGTACCCTATACAAATTGACAACGCTTTTAAGCGCATACTGAGCGACGGTAGCATTATTGTACAAAAGGAGCTGCGCGATACAGCGCCCGTTGGCGTAACGCAAAACCTTGCCCGTAACGTACAGCGTACTGTTAGCAAATACCAGGCACGTATACGGCCACTGGCTAGCTATACGTATTGGGTAGAAAACGGCCGCAGCGCGGGCAAAATGCCGCCGTGGAGCGGCACAGAGGGCGAGGACTTTAGGAAGTGGGTAGCACTAAAGCTTGGCAGCGAAGTACCGCCGTTTGTTGTGGCGCGCGCCATTGGTAAAAAAGGTACTAAGGCGCAACCATTTGTACAGCCAGCCTATAAAAAAACAGAGCCTATGGTTATACGCTATGCGCAAGCAGAGGTTAACCGCATAGTGGGGCTGCTTAACGCATAAGGAGTTTAGACATGCAGGACGCAATTAGCCAAAAATTAGTAGAGGTAGTAAGCGCAATACAGTATGATGGCAGCGACGCATTTGCTGGGGTGTACGATTATGACCGTGGCGACGGCAAGTATGACCAGTGGCCAGTGGCAATAATACTACCAGAGGATACGCCAAGCGACCTTGCAACCAATACCGAGGTACATAGGCGCAGCAGCTTTTACGTGTACATTACATTGCCGCTGGGCGATGTTGGCGAGAACCGCCAGCAGGTGTACCAAAACATGCGCATATTGTGCGACCTTGTGTGTAACGCTATAGACGATACTATTGACCTAAACGGGTTGCGCGCAAACAATATGCACGACAGGGTACTGGGCGTTGTGCCTGCTACGGCTGGCTTGCAGCACGTTGACACGCCTGCTGGGCTAGCTATAATGCAGAGCGTAAACGTTATTGTGCGTTATGACCATTTCACTGGCAATTAGTATGTGATATTATTGTATTAAAGCAGGAGCTTAAACCATGGTAAAAGAACAGACTACACCCACTACAGATACAAAAGACGTTGCCGAACAGGCAGCTGATGTTGACAATAGCAAACGTAAATATTTTTTGCCGCAGACAGAGCAAGTTGTTGAAGCCGACAGCGCCCGCGAAGCTGCTAAGCAAGCTAAAAAGGATAAGGAATAAACTATGGACAACGATTTTATTGGCCGACGCATAAGCTACGGCGCAGCAAAAGAAACAACCCGCGGTACTGCCGCAGCAAGCGCAGCATTTTGGCTGCCACATCTTGAGGCAGACTTTCAAGACAAGCAAACAAAGGCGCTAAACGATAGCGCGCTTGGCGTTATTGACAAAAACAACGACAGCATTGTTACCGAGGAGTGGGCTGAGGGTAAGCTTGCTGGCAAGGTACAAAACGAGAGCTTTGGCCTTATTTTGCTTGCTGCCCTAGGTAGCGTAAGCAGCGTAGCTGGTAGTGCACCTGGTACGTACAAGCATACGTTTGACCGTAACAACACCAACCTTGCACCAAGCCTTACCCTGTACCGCAAAGACCCTACAAACGACGTACGGTTTGTGCTTAGTGTACTTAAGAGCCTTGAGATTGAAATTGTTACTGGCGAGTATGTTAAGTACACCGCTAACTTTATTAGCCGCAAGGGCAGCACAACCACAAATACGGTAAGCTTTTTGGCTACAGAGGCAGAGTTTACTAGCAAGTATGGTGCGCTTAAGCTAGCTGCAAACATTGCTGGGCTTACTGGCGCTACGGCGGCAAGTATTAAGACAGCCAAAATTAAGATTGAGCGCGAGGCAGAGGCATACTACCAAGTTGGTAGTGTTACCCCTGCTGAGATACACAACAAGACATTTGATGTTACTGTTGAGGTTGAAAAGCGCTACAGTGACAACACTTACAAAGACGCTGCCCACAATAACACCAAGCAGGCGCTTAGCCTTGCGTTGGTTAACACCGACGATGTTATTGGCACTGGCGGGCAGCCAAGCCTAACGTTTACAATGCCTAGCGTAGTTGTAAGCGAGTGGGAACTTGACCAAGGGCTTGACGATGTGGTTATGGAAAGCTTTACGCTACAGGGCTTGTTTAGCCTTAGCGCTGGCTACCAGCTGCGCGCCGAGCTGGTTAACACCACAGCAACGTATTAACCCTTAAGCGAAAGGAAGCACAATTATGGGACGATTGCAAAACCAATTTAAGACACGAGTAAGCCTAAAGGCACTTGCCAAGCAATACGGCGAGGCATGGAACGACGCTTACTTGGATATAGCACCTTTGACAATTAAAGCGCTGCCAGAGTTGCGCGGCATGAACGTGGACAAGGACAGCAAAGAGCTGACCCAAGAGCAAATGGACGGCATTTTGCCTATGCTTAAAAAAGCCTTTATTGGCGGCAAGGTAGTGCTAGACAGCAACTTAGTTGACGCCGAGGTTGACGACATGGACGACATACCTTTGCAAGGTATGAACGCTGTTATTACAGCTGCGGTTGGCGACCCCGACCCAAAATCCTAGGCGACCTTGAGCGGGTTATACTGCTTGACCGCCCACCAAACCACGGTGCAACCAGCAACTGGCTCATGCGTCGCGCATACCGCAAGGAGTTTGGCCTTAGCGCCAAGCAGATGGACGATGAGCCAATAACCGAGGTTAACTACATGCTAGCCATAATGCAACTTGAAGCTAAGCGCCAAAAGAAAGATAATAAGGCTATGGAGCGCAATACGCATAATGGCAAACATAATTGACATACTAATTAGGGCACAAGACCAAGCTAGCGACCAGATACGCAAAATCGAGGACGCTAGCGGTAGGCTTGGCAATAGTTTGGCGCCTGTAACTAACGCTATGAAAATTGCAGGCGTTGCTACTGTTGCGCTAGGCGCAGCCAGCATTAAAATGGCTGGCGATTATGAGCAAAGCCTTGCCATATTTAAAAGTGTTAGTGGGGCAACCGCCGAGCAAATGGCGCTTGTTAGTGAAAAGGCGCGCCAGCTAGGTAAAGACGCTTCACTTCCTGGAATTAGTGCAGCCGACGCTGCGGGTGCAATGACCGAGTTGGCCAAGGCTGGCTTGGACGTTAACCAAACATTAGCCGCCAGTAAAGGTGTTTTAAGCTTGGCTAAAGCTGGGCAAATAGAGGTAGCCGACGCTGCCCTTATTGCCAGCCAAGCTTTGAACGCGTTTAAACTTGAGGGTAGCGACGCAGCCCGTGTGGCCGACATTTTGGCCAACGGCGCAAATGCCAGTGCCGCAGACATGCGCGGCCTAAGCCTTGGGTTGCAGCAAAGCGCAGCCGTTGCAGGGCAGTTTGGTGTAAGCCTTGAGGACACAGTAACCACACTGGGGCTGTTTGCCAACCGTGGTTTGCAGGGTAGCGACGCGGGTACAAGCCTTAAAACAATGCTTATTAGCTTGGCTAACCCAAGCAAGCAGGCCGCTGAAACAATGCAAGAGCTTGGCCTACAGGCGTACGACGCACAGGACAAGTTTGTTGGCATGCGCCAGTTTGCACTTAACTTGCAAGGCAGCCTTAAAGGCTTAACACAGGAGCAGCAAAACGCTGCATTGGCAACCATATTTGGTACGGACGCATTTAGGGCTGCAAGCTTCTTGGCTGACAGCGCGGGCGCGAGCTACGACAAAATGGCTGGCCAAATTGGCAAGGCGGGCGCTGCACAAGACTTGGCAGCCGCGCAAAACGCTGGCTTTAAAGGTGCATTAGACAACCTGCTTAGCACACTGGAAACAGTAGGCACGGACATTGGTACAAAGGTGTTGCCACCACTTACCGACTTTTTGCGCAAACTGGCAGACAGCGGCATATTTGATAAGTTTGTAAACAACATAGACACTATAATGATTGTGCTTGGTACGCTGGGCGCTATGTTTGTGGCGTTTAAGATTGTTACCTTTGTACAGGGCATTATGGCCGCAATTACCGCCATAAAGGCTGCTACGGGCGCTACGACGCTGTTTAACGCAGTGCTAGCCCTAAACCCTATAATACTTATCGTTATGGCCGTCATAGCGCTTATAGGCGTGCTGGTGTGGTTACAGGTCAAGTTTAATATATTTGGCAAGCTGTTTAAGTGGATTGGCGACGTAGGCAAGGCTACATGGCAGGGTATAAAGGACGGCTTTAAGGCAGTTGGCGACTTTATTGGCGGCATTGTTAGCGCAATAGGCGGCTTCTTTACGGGCCTGTGGAACGGCATTGTTAGCGTGTTTAACGCCATAGTTAACTTTATAAAGCAGTGGGGGCTTACCATACTGGCAATAATCTTTTGGCCAGTGGCGCTTATAATCGGCCTGTTCTTTAAGTTCAAAGACCAGATTTTTGGCGTGTTTAACGCGGTACGCGACTTTATTGTTGGCGTGTTTAGCGCTGCGTGGGCTGGCATAACAGCTGTATGGGGCGCTGTAACTGGCTGGTTTGCTGGCGTATGGCAAGGCATTGTTGGCATATTTAACGGCGTAGCTGGCTGGTTTGGTGGCATATTCCAAGGTGCATGGAACGCTATAACGGGCGTATTTGGCGGTATGTGGAACTGGTTTAAGACCAATGTGTGGGACAAGATTGTTGGTGTGTTTACTAGCGTTGGTACTACTGTTGCCAATGCAATAGGCGGGGCATTTAAGGGTGTGATAAATACTGTGCTTAGCGGCGCAATAGGCATTATAAATGGCTTTATTAATGGCATAAACTGGGCTATTGACACCATAAATAAAATACCTGGAGTTAAGATTAGCAAGCTTAGTGAGCTTAGTGTACCTAAGCTAGCCTTTGGCGCAAACAACTATGCAGGTGGCGCAACGCTGGTTGGCGAACGCGGCCCCGAAATGGTGCAGTTACCAAAGGGCAGCAATGTGTACAGCGCTACGCAAACTGCTAACGCATTGCGTAACAGCAACGGCGGTGGCGGTGTTACAATAGAGAAGCTAGAGGTTAACAACAATGTAGACGTTGGCCTTGTGGTACGCGAGATTGGCTGGAGGCTTGCAACACAATGATAATTACCCTAAACGATTTTGTACTTAACAGCGAGGCCACCCGCTTTTATTTGGATGAGGATATACAAGGCCTTAGCCTGCCTGAGATACGCACCAGTAGTGGCGTGTATAGCGGCCGCGATGGTGGGTATATTGGCGCGCAGTTTTATGGCATGCGCAGCATGTCGCTTATTGGCCGCTGCTTTGGCGCGGACATTGTAGAGCTTGAACTTAAGCGCCGCCAGCTACAGGACGCGTTACGCACTAAAACTGTGGTAATGCGCGTTATAACAAACGCAGGTAGTACCTACCTTATAAACTGCAATTTGCTTAGTTTTGATATGCCTATTAAGCGTACGCTTGAGAGTGCGCCGTTTAAGATTGAGCTTATTGCGGCCGACCCGCTTATTTATGACGACACAGCTGGCGCTGCGCTTACAGTTACTGTCAACAAGGCAGTTGGCGGTGGTTATATATACCCTGTTGTATACCCCGTGTTATGGACTGCTGGCGTGCAAAATGTTAACGTTAACAACGCTGGCAATGCGCAGGTAGCGCCTACTATAACGCTTACTGGTAGCGCACATGACCCTGTAATATACAACAACACTACTGGTAAATTGCTGCGCCTTAGCGGCTTTACTATGGCCGCTGGCGACACGGTAGTAATAGATATGGCCGAACGTACTGTACTACTTAATGGCGGCAGCGTGTTTGATAAGGTTAGTAGCGATAGCCAGTTTTGGAAGCTGGCCATTGGCAATAACTTAATATCGTTAAACAGCACTAGTGGCGGCGACACTGTAAGCGCAGTAGTTAGCTGGCGCAGTGGGTATGTGGGTATTTAAGCTATGGACTTTAACGGCGAGCGCATTTATGAGCTGGAGCTTTGGAGTATACAGGGCATTAAGATTGCTGACATTAGCCACATTGCAAAAAACCGCAAATATACTATGCAGCGCAACGAGGCGGAAACGCTAGAGTTTACTCTTGACCTTGATAAGTTTGAGGCATTTTGTGCCAGCATTGGTACGCCGCCGCGCAACGTTTTAGCGCCATACCAGACAGAGGTTAAGGTTAAACGCAAGGGGCAGTATATGTTTGGCGTGCAGGTTATAGACACGCCAGTTACACTTGGCGAGAGCAGTAGCGAGATACAAGTTAAATGTACTGGCTACCTAAACCTGTTTAAGGACAGGTATGTTACCAAAACATATACCGCTACCGACGCTGCCAGCATTGCCCGCGACCTTATTACCACTACACAAGCGCAAACTAACGGTAGCGTGGGTGTTACCATGGACGCTACGCAGTACAACACTGGCGTGCTGCGCGACCGCACCTACACCCGCGACAATGTAAAGGACAAAATAAAGGCGCTTACTAACCTTGTTGACGGCAATTTTGATTTTGCTTTTAGCTGGGACAAAAAGTTTAGGGTATACCAGCAGCTTGGCAGCCGCCGCGGCGACGTTGAGTTTACCTACCCTGGCAACATAAAGAGCGTAACTATTGAGCGTACTGGCACTAGCCTATTTAACAAAATTATTGGTGTTGGTAGCGGCTTTGGCGCAGACCAGCTAACCAGCACACAGGGTAATACCACCAGCCAAAATGCTTACTACCTGCGCGAGCGCATTGTGCAGTACAACAGTGTTACGCAGCAGATTACGCTTGACCAAAACACCGCTGGCGCACTAGCCACGCTTAGCGAGGTGCTTGAGATACCGAAAATTACAGTTACTGGCAAGGAGTTTGACCTTGGCTATATTGCTATTGGCGACCGCATACCCGTGCTTATAAATGAGCATGCTTTTGTAGACAACGTATACGGCCTGTACCGCGTTGAAAAAATGGCCGTTACTATAGACGATAACGATTTTGAGAGCGATATACAACTGTACTTTGACGATATGGGAGTTGACCAAAATGAGCAGGTTGCCTAGCCTGCTTGAGAACCAGTTGTTTGAACAGCTGCGCATACTAGGCATTGACTTTACAGAGCTTAAAAACAGGCAACCTACAAGTGGTAAAAGTGGCGTGTTGGCATACCTTAGCCAGACAAACAATACATGGGATTTAAGCGAGGCTATTGCAAGCCCTAGCACGACGTATGGCTATAGCGCGGGCTTTACCATTACCTATACTGGCGACGGCAGCCAGCAGTACCCTATTGTTAACCCATTTGCCGACCTTATGTTTAGCAGCAGCATAAGCCCTACGCCAAGCCGTGCAACATATAATGCCGCTGGTTGGTTGCAATGGAGCGACGGCACAAACAGCGTTGTGGTTAGCAGCTTTTTGCGCTTTGGCGGTGCCACGCCTGGCAGCCAGCTTGTTGCGGGGTGGGCTATTGACTTTACGTACTATGGCAGCTTAACGTATTACCTTAAAGCATATACGCGCGGCAGCAGTCGTGGCAGCATTGGCGTAGTGAGGACTTACTAATGGAACGTATAGACAACCTACCAGAAAATGCACTAGAGCAAGAGCTTGCACGACTTGAGTTAGACGCTATTGAGCTTAAAAACAGGCAGCTTGTTAGCGGCGGCAACGTACGTTTTTACATGAGCGATAGCGGCAACATATACGACTGGGAGGGCACGTTACCTGCTGGCGGTCAATTCCCTGGGGCTGGCGCAAAAATATACCGCGTTACGGCCACGGCGCAAAACATGGACAACCTGTTTGCAGACCTTATACTTGAGATTTATGACGGCAGCGGCGTGCTATGGACGGGCGGCCGCTACCTTGCGGCGCTTATAGCAAACACGCAGCCACAGTTTTACCGTGTACGATACGAGGAGCCAGCAAACATTGCAGATAGCAATAAGCGTAAGTGGGTTATTGGCGTGACTGGCCTAGCTGGCGACGCCGCAAAACTTAAAGTGTATGTGGTTGCCAGCGACGCATGCACGCTAACATTTGAGGTTATAAACTAATGCGTATTGCAGAGTTGAGCGACGATAGCCTTGTGCGCCGCATTAAAACGCTAGAGCGATTGCGCGATGATATTAAGGCTGCTGGCCAGCGCTTTGGAAGTGACAGCGTTGTTACGCAGCGCATTTTTAGCGGCAACGCTTATGACATTGAAGCTACGGACGTACAGTTTAACAACCGCGTTGTAGAGGTAGTATTTACGCCAAGCAATACGGCCGATACTAGCACTAGCCTTGTGTATAAAATGAAGTTTACCACTACTAGCAGCGGGTACGTTGATAGCAGCTGGGTGGAGCGGCTTAAGCCTGTAAATGGTGTACAGAAGTGGCGGCTGTACCTTAGCGGCAACCAGCCGCCATACCAGGCAGCATGGTGGCGCGCAAAGTTTTATTTTTACGCAAGTGGTAGTGGTACTTTTACGGCTACACTGATATAATCTAAATTAAGGACAAGGACTATAAAATATGAGCAAACTAGTATTTAACAGGGACGGCGGAAAGACAGACGAGTTTGGGCACTTGCTAGGTTTGGCGCGTAGTATGCAAGGCGAGGTTATTGAGGGGCTACTTGTGGCCGCAAACGGTTCGCCAAACATGACTGTTAACGTACCTATTGGCACAGCTATGATACCAGTTGGAAGTGGTGGAGCGGCATACAAATACTTTGTAGGCTTGGACGCTACAGAAAGTGTTGCAATTACTACAGCAAATCCAAGCAACCCACGCAATGACCTTATTGTTATGTATGTTGATGTTGCAGTTACTCCTAGCCAAAGCTTTACTAACAACAGTAATAACATGCTTAAATTAGTAGCTGTTGCGGGGACACCTGCGGCAAGCCCTGCTGACCCTAGTGTAGCTAACATACAAACAGCTATTGGCGCTGCTAACCCTTACATTATTTTGGCGCGTGTAGGGGTTGGCGCTGGCGTTACGCAGATTAACAGCGGTAACATAACCGACCTACGCGCTATTTGTGTGCCGCGCCGTGTTGATAGTACTAGCTTTGTTGATAATACTTTAAGCGGTATAAAACTATTAGGCTCGTCTGTAGCATTTTCTAAAATAGATACAACAACATTCCCTAAGTTTAGGGCATATAGGTCAACGACAAACCAGACAATCGGAACTGGTGATACAAAAGTAGCATTTAACACAACAGAATTTGGTACTTTTGATACTACAAATAGTCGTTTTGTTTGTACAGTTGCTGGTACTTATAGGATAAGCGCACTTGTAGAGTCACTACAAAGTAATGCAGGTAGCGTGGACGACGCATTACTGGTGTACAAAAATGGTACTTTTAGGTCGCTTCTTGCAAATATAAAAAATGTGCAATACCCAGGGCTTGGTGGTTCTGACATTTTGCAACTTGCAGTAGGTGACTATATTGAAATTTACTATAGGGCAAATCTTGCTGGTGCTAATTTGCAACAAGGACTTGGTACTATGTGGTTTAACGGACACTTATTGCCATGATTATGAAATACTTTACAGACAACTGGACGGAAGGAATATAAAATGACAGGTGGTGCAGAGGGAGTATTGTTACAGTACGGTATAGCGGGGGTCGTAATATTAGGCCTTACGTATGCCGTTGCTAAGCTATATGCCGAAAATACCCGCCTGCATGAGCGCATTTATGCGCTGCAAGACGCGCGCCGCCAAGACGCCGTTGACACTATAGACAAGGTAGCCGAGCCGCTAGCAATATCTGGCAAAGCTATGCAGCTTATTTTTGATAAACTGGCCGACAGCAAGAGGGGAGCGAAGTGAGTACTATGGCTTTACTACACCGACGTACACCACGTATACCCGTATTACAGCCAAAGCCCGAGCATGTGCCAACAGAGCCTATAGAGGTTACTGTGGCTAAGCGTAAGCTTGCAGAGAACAGTAAGCAGGCTAAGGAAGCAAGTCAAAAACTAACAACAATACTTATACAAAACGGTATATCGCTACGCATTTATGCCGCAACAGGGGGCAAACACTAACATGTATGCAGACCAGGACACGCTGGTAACTATATTTTTTGTGCTGCGCTTAGTAACGTTGGCAATTTTGCTTAGCGTACTACGCATACAGGTCGGTTTGTTTAAGCGGCCAGTACCACAAGAGGTTAACACTACGCGCAAAATAATGGTAACTACCATTGTTGTTATGGTTGCGGCACAGGTGCTGCCTATTTTTATTGACCTTATAGTGCTACTTACGCCAGAGAATGCGGCTGACTGGCTAGTATTGTACCGTGGTATAAACATAGTTAGCACACTGGTAGCTGCGGGCGGATTTTGGCTTTTGTACCAAGATGTTAAGCGCAACTAGATTGTGATATACTAGGCTTATGGATAGCTTATGGGTAGACCTACTAAAACTATGGGTGCTGTGGTATAGCAGTGCTGCTTTTTTTGGTGCATTTTTGGGCACGCTTGCCGCCTTTGGCGTGCGTGCAGCAGTACGTAAACTAAGGAAAGGGAAGCAATAATGAAAAGTTTACAGGAGTGGAAAAACAGCGTACTTGGGCAAAAGCTAGATTTTGACAACGCTAGTTACGACTGTGTTGACGTAAGCAAAAGCTGGGCAATGTACCTTAGCGACAAGCCATGGCAAGAGTGCGCGGGTTGGGGTAATGCAAAAGACATTTACGCTAACTGGTACGACACCTACCTTGCAAAGATACCTGCTGGCGGAGCGCCGCAGCTTGGCGATATTGTGGTTATGAACGGCAACATTGGCGGTGGCTATGGTCATACTGGTGTTGTTGTTGCTGTAGATGGCGGCAACTTTACTATTTACCAGCAAGACACGTTTAAGCAGTGCCCTGTATACACTGGTACGTTTAGCTGGCAAGCTAACTATATTGGCGGCTGGCTACGGCCAAAGGTTGCCTTTGCTACTGGCGAAGCACCAAAGGAAGCATGGCAGCGCGTGGTTAACGTTGACACGCTATTTTACCGCACCGCGCCTAACCGTGCAGCTGCGCTTATGACTACCAGTGTTATTACTGACGGTAAATTGCATAACGGCGATGTTATGGACTTTAAGGGCTTTGTGCGCGGCGAAAGTGTTGACGGTATTGACATATGGTTTGTTGGCCGTTACAGCGGCGGCTACGCATGGGCTGGTGGCTTTAGCGATAGCAGCACGAGCGGCCTTAAGGACTTGACACCTAAACAGCTTGCGCCTAACCAGAGGCAAGTAGCTAGCGACGCTATGAACGTGCGCAGCGCAGCGCTTATTGCACCTGAAAATGTGGTAGAACTTATACAGCCTGCTGCAATTATTGAGTGCAAGGGTTATATACATGGCCAAAATGTTGATGGCAATGATGTATGGTTTGTGCGCAGCGACGGTAACTATACATGGAGTGGCGGCTACACCGACACTACTACACACGACCTTGCCGACCTTATACCTAAGCCAGTTGAGCCTACAACGCCTACTGTACCGACTACGCCAACGTACCCTGCGGCAACTACCGACCCTACCGTAACTGTGGTAGCCAACAAAAAACACCCGCTAGTGCCGTTGCAGTACGCGCCTAACGACCTTGTGAGTGTTGGCAACGGCCAGCAACTGCGCAAGGAAGCAGCAGCAAGTTTAGTGCTTATGCAAGCAGCTTGTAGCGGGCTAGTGCCCGCAAGTGGCTACCGCAGTTACGCTACGCAGCAGCAGCTGTACAGCAATTACGTTGCTACAGACGGCCAAGCAGCAGCAGACACGTACAGCGCGCGCCCTGGCTATAGCGAGCACCAAACTGGCCTTACTATGGACTTTGCGCCTATACTCGATACATTTGCTGGCAGCACGCAGTTTGCATGGCTTGTGGCAAACGCACACAAGTACGGCTGGGTACTACGCTACCCTAGCGACAAGGTTGCGGTTACTGGCTACATGTATGAGCCGTGGCACTGGCGCTATGTTGGCGTAACTGTTGCTACTGACATGCACGACAAGGGCATTAGGACGCTTGAGGAATACTTTAACGTTGCTGGCGGCTTGTACCCTGAGCAGGAAACTACGACGCCTACAGAGCCTACAACACCTACAACACCTACAACGCCTACCGTACCTACTACGCCAAGCACAAGCGATGAGGCTACTAAAAGCGCTACGCAATTTATTGCCCGCGTTACTAGCCAGCTTGCGGCCGCAGCCGTTATTGTTAGCGGCCTTGCTGGCCTGCTTACGCAGTACACGGCAGTGGTTATTGACGGCAAACTACAGGGCGGCGCTACTATACTGGTTGCGCTGGCCATTGTTGGCTACAACCAGTACAAGTACAAAAAGAGCGGCGGCACAAAAGGCTGGTTCTTTTAGTCCTTGACTATACGCAACGCTACGCGTATAATGTAACTATGCTGGCAGGTAGTTACTACCATACCAGCGCTGGCGGTTCATGGTGTTGTCCAATACTTAAACCAAAAGCGTAATACACTGCGTGCCCACCCCGCAGTGTATTTTTTATGGTAAAATTGCAGCATGGTAAAAAGTAAGCGCAAAGCAGCTAGTGTGTATGCCGTAAAGGCACAAGGCCGCCCTATGGCAAATGGTGGCGGCATGCGCCGCGCACGCAGGCGGCTGCGCAAGCAAGTAAAGACGGCCTTACGACAAGGCCGTTTTGATTTGTCCACTCGTTTTACACAGCTTAGCCACAAGCGTGTTTGCTCTGTGTAGTGCGTTTGTGGTATGTTAGTAAGGAAGCCGCTTTGCTTATCAACACTGCGGCCTGCATAGCCAAAGCGAGGGTTGCATTGGTGTTGTTTTTGCTGTACACTTGTAAGTGATAAGCAAAGCAACCCTTATAAAACCCCGCCACGGCGGGTGTTTTTTATGCAGTAATTAGTGCTGGGGCTTGGGTTACTACTACCCGCGGGGCAGCACAAAAATATTACCCCTTTGCGCACTGCACGCCACAAGTAGACACACCCTAGCTGGCTGGGAGTTGCGAGCGCCGAACGGAAGTAAAAGGCTATAACTTTTGCACTTTAACAACCTAACATGTAAACAAAAAGCCATTTTGCTTTACATATAAAACCTATATGTAAACAAAACCGCCTAACTTTTAACATGTAACACAGCCCATTACTTTTGGACGGCTGCGTTGTGCAGGGAAGCCCCAAGCCGCAGGCTATAAAAAATAGGGGCTTTATTAGCGTGCCTAAAATTGTTATGCTTGGTACATGAAACAAGGCGTTGACTACAATAGCCACCACATACTGTTTAGCCGTAAACTGTGGGACGCTACGCCTAACACGCATGCGCTGCGGCACGAGTGCGGCCTTATTGTACCTATGGAGCTGGGCGCGCATGCTGCGCTGCACCGTGAGGTTACTATAGTGCCCGTACTTGACCACTACTCGGCGCAGGTAGCACTAAACGGTATGCGACGCGCGCACCCGCACGACCCGCTAAAAGCTATGGATAGTTTAATGTTTGGTATTGAGGCCGCAGGCAAACACCGCTACAGTAATACACTAGACAGGCAGCTAGGCCAGTTAGTAATTGCAACCGTAGAGGCGCAGCGGCCGTTTATACTGGCTGGCAAAATAGAGTTGTAAAAACTACATATACTTTGCTATTGCATTATGCTATGCTCAACGCTATAATCTGTTATGTAAGGTAAGCACGAAAGGACAACACCGTGAACCATAAGGCAAAAAAAGAGTTTATAGCAAAAGTTAGAGCAATGAAAACAGAGGAGCTGCCCGCTTTGTTTGCCGCCTTAAAGGCCGACAACTCTGTACCGTTTGGTGCTGTTATGTTTGTATCTAAGGAATATGAAAAAAGGATACATAATAGAGCTACAGGGAAAGTAGGCCAGTAATGTTATTAACTGACGCAGAAGCAATGGCAGCCGAGCTTATGGCGGAGCATAGACTTGATGAGTGGTATTTTAGCTTTGACCGTAGCATACGTAGATTTGGCGCATGCCACTACGGCCTAAAAATGATTACGCTTAGCGAGGCGCTTACGCTTGCGAACAAACCAGAGCTTGTGCGCACGATTATGTTACACGAGATTGCACACGCGCTGGCTGGCCGTGGTACTAACCACGGTAAAAAGTGGCAGCAAATATGCCTTAGCATTGGCGGCGACGGCAATCGCTGCTACAGCACAAAAACTACAAACACTGTGCCTGCTAGATATATAGGTACATGCCCTAACGGCCATACCATAAAAAAATACCGCAAACCTAGAAGTAAAAGTAGCTGCGGCGCGTGTAGTAATAAGTTTGATGAGCGCTACCTTGTAACTTATAGGGAGGTTGTGCAGTGAACCAACAGGACGTTATAGCATACATTGCCGCACATGCCGACCAGCCAGTATTGCTAAAGCCTATTAGGCTGGCCGCAGACAAGGCTATACAGGCCTATAACGCACAACTTAAAGCCAGTAGCGCCTTAGCGCCAAAGTACAGCACAGACGCGCTTAAAATGGCTACGTGGCTAGCCGAGCAGGTGCAGCTGCGCTACCCGTACACTAAGCAGCCTAACCTTGAGCAGTGGGCGGACGATATTGACAAGCTTGTGCGCTGCGATAAGCAACCTATTGACAACGTAAAAATAGCCCTGCTATTTAGCCAGCAAGACCCGTTTTGGCGGCAGCAGGTACGTAGCGGCGCAAACCTGCGCAAGCATTACGAGCAGCTGCTAGTTAAGGCGCAGGAGTTGCAGGCACAGCGTGGCGGGCGGTACAGTGTATGAGTGGGCATGGTGGGAGCAAACGGTTTAGACGGTTACAGCTTATTATTGAGCCGTATGGGCTTAAGATTGTGGCGCTAAAAAGTGGCCACAACGGCATATTTAATAGTGGTGGAGTGCGTATTTATACTATGAGTGGCAGCCCAAAAAATGTGTACCAAGCTATAGACAACACGCTTAAAGACTTAAAAAAATACGGGCATGTGCCCAAGGAGGTGCGGCTTAAATGAGCAGCGAGTTAACAGATAAAACCCATGTACTTGTTACGAGGCTTGGCGACTTTTGGGTTAACCATGAGCGCGGCAACAGCATTATGCAGATTATTAGCCGCGACCCGCGGGCGCAGATTGAGTTTGATGGCAGCTATGTTACGGCGCAAAACGTTGAGGGGCTGCTTACTGCTGGCCAGTACCACGACCTGCAATGCAAGCGCCGTGGCATGTGGCAGTGTAAATACCAGCAGTGGCATGGCCGTAACGACCAGTGCTACTGCGCGCAAAATGCACAGCGCAGCCGTACGCAGTATGAGCCTGTAGACGACGAGCGGCCGCCAATGACGGACGAGCAAAAGGCTGCCGCAAAAGAGCGGCTAGACACTATGCGCCGTAAGTTTTTTAACAGGGGTGGTAAACGTAAAATACAATAAAGCTATTGCATAATAGCGTTGCGTATGCTAGAGTAATACATAGCCATAAACGTAATAACGAAAGGACAACACCATGGCCACAAAAAAAACAACCAAAAACAATACAACCGAAGCACCAGTAGAGGCTGCAAAACCAAACTGGATAGAGCGAGCTAAGGGCTTTGCGCTTACTAGCATAAAGGCTGTAGCCAAAGGGCTTACCATTATTGACGTAACTGCGCGCATTGCGCTTGGCGTAACAGTATGGTTTATTGCAGTGCCAACATTTGTAGTGTACGCCGCTACCTTTTTAGGTGTGGTTGGCGCGCTGCAAACAGTACACATGCTTTGGAAAGCGCAGCGCTAGTTTAGCGCATGATATAATAGCTAGGCTGGTGGGAGCATAATATGACTGATAATTTTAGAGCCATAGCAGGGGTTGCGGCCATTGTAGTAACACTACTGGCTGCGCCCGCTGCGACTGACAATATAAGACGCACGCAACAGGCGAGCGCCACGGCAGCCCCAGCAGCTGCTAGTTTACAGCAGCCCACACCGCAAAGTAAGGAAGCGCCAGCGCCGCAGATTGCCGCGCCAACCGAGCCACCTAAACCTGCACCGTTGGCTGTTAGTAGTAGCCCGCATGGTAGGGTTAGCACCGAGCAAATAAACACTGTGCTACAACACTTGCAGGCGCGCGGCGTTACAAAGCTGGGTGCTGCGTACCTTACGGGCAACTTTATTGCAGAGAGTTACCTACAGCCGCACAACTGCGAGGGCGATGGTGGGACAGCTTGCGGGCTTGGCCAGTGGCGCTTTAGCCGCCAAGAGGGTATGCCTGCCGAACTTATTGCGCAAATTGACTGGGCTATTGACGTTGAAATGCCACGCGACAATGCGCGCGGCGGCGGGCATAACCTACACGCCGTGCTGGTTGACCCTAACGCTACTGTAGACGACCTTATATATGCGCTTAAAAAATACGAGCGCTACGGCGTAGAGGGCGGCCGCTACCAATATGCTGCTGCCATTTATGCGCAACTTTGATACAATAAAAATACATATCCACTTTAGTTAAAAAGCAAAGGGCAGTGCCATGCAAAACGAGGGGCAAAAAACATGCTACGCAACTGGCAAAATACAGTGGCGCACAGCGTATGCGGCTAAGCAGGCCGCACGCCGTATGCGCGAAAAGACTGGCGACAAGCTAACGCCGTACATGTGCAAGCGCTGCCAACACTGGCACATTGGCCACACGCCGTACTTTAAGCAGCGCAGGTATAAACTTATACGCACTGGCCAGCTTAAGTATGTACATCGCCGCAGCCATACGGCATAGTGTTGCGCTTTTATGCGCAACGTGCTACACTGTAATAGTAATTAACAATTAAGCGTGTAGTGCTGGTAATAGCCGAAGACGGTATAAGACCGAGGCAGAAAGGTGTTTAAGATGGTACACCTGAACCTGGCGAAAACCAGACTGATAAAATACTAGGTGCGAGCTATTATTAGCACCATACGCTTAATAAACGAAAGGACAACACCAATGGCACTAGGCGATGATAGCGGCTACGACGAGGACGATATACTTAGCGTAAAAAATGTGCAGTGCATAAACATGGCTACAGGCGAGGTGCTTGAGTGGGACGTTAGCACCGACACCGCTATGGCTATGGCGTACGACGAGATTACGCAAATGGAGGGTGCGCTTAAGCGTGCTAAGGACAAGATTAAAAAGCGTGCCATCGCCCGCATGGGTATGGACGATACGCTTGATGTTAGCATGCAGTACCAGTTTGCCCGCATTACCCGCGCGCAAAGTTACGAGTATGACAAAGGCGAGCTGCGCAAGTGGTTTGACGAGGACGCTTTTGACACCATTACAAAAGTAGACACCAAAAAAGCTGATACACTTATTGCGGAGTATGTTAAAGCTGGGGCATTTAGCCACGATGACGCTAAGGCAATACGCGAGTGCAAGCAGGCTACGGCATACAGCGAGGTATTTAAGCTAAATATTTTAGCACGTTAGGGGGTTTTATGACCGACTACAAAGCATTACTTGAGTGGCTTACATTGCCGCTGCGCCCACGGCTGCGCGCCGAGCGGGCGGAGCGCGAACGCATACGCATTGAGCGGCATGCAGTAAAAGCGGCTAGGGAGTTTAAGAGGCTTGGCTTAGATTTTATAGCGGAAAGGAAAAAGAGTTATGGCAAGGCGCATGCAAAAGTACAAAAGCGAAAGTAATATGCACATGCAGCTGGCGCAGTATTTGCGCTTGCAATACCCTGATGTGATATTTCATACAGACTTTGCGGCTGGCATAAAAATGACTATGGGACAGGCTGTAAAAAACAAGCAGCTGCAAAGCGGCCGTGGCTGGCCTGACCTGTTTATTGCTTATCCACGAGAGGATTACGGCACAAGGAGCACATACCACGGGCTATTTTTGGAGCTTAAAAAAGAGGGTGTGCGCGTGCTTTTGGCTAATGGCGAGTTTAGCAAAGAGGCACACCTGCAAGAGCAGTTAGCGGTACTTGAACAGTTAAGCAGCTTGGGCTATGCCTGCCGAGTAGTAGCTGGATTTGCGGAGGCTAAGTTTGTAGTTGACCAGTACATGCAGTATGGTATACTGCCCAGCTATGTAACCATTGTTGGCACTACTACACCAGTACAGCTTAAAGGTGGCAGTATATTTTAGTGTTGCGCAGTAGCGTTGCGTACAGTATAATGATGTTGACTAATATAATTTTGAGGATTTTACCACATGCCGACAACAAGCAAGCAGGCCAAAAAAGCGGCTAAAACGCTACGGCGCAAAAACCCACAGCACTACAGCGACATGGGTAAAAAAAGCGCCAGCAGCGACAAGCATAATACCTTTACTAGCAAGGCTGCGCAGCGCGCGGCTTGGTTGCGTTGGCATAGGGACGAGCCTATGCCTGAACATTTGCAGTAAAATAGTGTTGCGTATATATGCGCAACGTGTTACACTGTAATTGTAATAGTTAAACGAAAGGACAACACCATGGCTACAGAGCCAAAGAAGGACGAGGCAGCAGCGCCAGTAACTGACGTACGCAGCTTTAACATATACCAAAAGCTTGCCGCTATAACGGGCGACATTGGTATTGTTGGCAAAGACGGTAATAACACCGAGCAAAAATATAAGTTTATTGAGTACGAGGCGATTGCTGGTAAGCTGCGCACACTGTTTGCGTACTACGGCGTAGTTATTGTGCCTAACATTAAGAGCCAAGAGCGCGCCGAGATTACTAGCAAATATGGCAGCAAGGGCATACATACGCTAGCTAAGTTTACTTTTGATATTGTGAACGCCGACAAACCAGACGACCGCTTTACGGTTGAGTGGGAGAGCGAGGCGGCAGACTTTGGCGACAAGGCTACTAACAAGGCAGCTACGGCCGCGCTTAAATACTACCTCATGCGCCAGTTTAACATTAGTAGTAAGGGCGATGAGGACGCAGACGCTGCAAGCCCTGAAATTGCTGGCAGTAGTAACGGTGCGCCAGCACCTGCTAGCACACCAGCACCTGTTGAGGACAAACAAATTAGTGCTGCGCAGGTTAAGTACCTTAGCCAGATACTTATACAAAAAAAGATAGGCACACCTGAGCAACGCCTTGCCATTGTTGCGGCTGGTACTGGCAGCGACCCAAGCGACACTACCTTTGACATTAAGAACCTTAAAAACTCACAAGTGCAGGAGCTTATTAAGAAGCTTAACGCTGCAACTACCGAGCAACTACTTGCAATGCTTACGCCTAGCGATAGTACGCCTGCTGCAAACGATGAGCAGGAAGAGTTTGAGATATAGCTATGCGTAACGCAAGCCGCCAAGAGCAACTTGCAATACAACAAGCTTGCCAACATTGGCAACGGCCGCGCTGGGTGCTGCGCTGTGCTATGCTAGACGAAAGCACCTTTACTTACGATGTACTGGCAGACACCCGCGAGGAAGCATTACGCGAGTGCCGCAGCGATAACCCTGGCGCTATTGTGCTGGGTGTTACGCTGCACATACCAGTAAAATATTAAGCCAAAAGGAGGGTATACCATGGCAACAGAACGTAATAAACCTAACACAGTAGTAGTAGTGCAGCTGCGCGATGGCAGCTGGCAATGGTTACTGAACGACCACCAAGGTAACTGCGTTATTGCTGGCGAAACATACGCCAGCCGCAAGGCATGTATGCTTGGCGCTAAGCGCGTAGGCATGCGCATGCACAAGTGGGTTACTGGCATGGGCTGGGTTGACAGCAACAGCGTGCCACATCAGGTAGACGCTAAGCGCGAGGTTGACCCTGCACCACAGCCACGCCGCGGGCTGTTTGGTATGCGCCGCGGGTAAGCAGCAAAAAATATAAAAATACCGTTGCGTTTTATTGCGCAACGGTATATTATATTAGTATGGATATGGACAACACTATGCAACTAACACATAACAAAAAATGCTGCGCCAAGCCAACTATAGTTGACCGCGGCTATTACCTAGAGTGCACTAACTGTAAGTGCTGCTGTGCGCATGCAGGGCAGGACGACGGCGGCAAAACATGCTGGAAGCACCATAATTGCAACGACGGTAGCTGTACGCACATGGACGGTAGCGATGAGTGATTGGCAATTTTACCTAATACTGCTGCGCGAGCTGTGGCCAATGGTGTTACTATTTGCCATAGTTTTTGCAGCAGTGGTAGTATTTTTTATAAGCCTATGGCGGGCATTTACAGGAAAGGATTTAACTAATGAGTGCAACAGATAAGTTACCCAATAATGCAAAGTTATTAACCAAAGTAATAGTAGGTAACAGGCTACATGGGCTTGCAAATGAACAAAGCGACTATGATTACCGCGGCGTATTTATGCACCCACTTATTGACGTAATTAGCCCATTTAAAACGCTAAAAAATACGCACTGGATTGAGGGCGATAATGACAACACGGCATACGAACTAGCCGACTTTGTTAAGTTGTGCGTTAAAGGCAACCCAACTGCGTTAGAGGTATTATGGAGCAACGAAGTGCTATTTGACACACAGGCAATGCAGTTTCTGCGCAAGCACCGCCACCGCCTGCTTGACAGCAAAGCAATATACGAAGCGCACAAAGGCTACAGCCATAACCAATATAAGAAAATGAACTTGTTTGAGCCTGATGCACGCACGCCAAAGTTTGCCGTTGCCTATGTACGTAGCTTAGTGCAGGGCATACAGCTTTTAAGTACGGGCACATTTAAACCGCGTATTGCCGACTACAATGCAAATCTTGCAAAAGAACTTATGGCTATAAAGTATGATTATAAAAACTATAGCCTGCTAACACTTACAAGTATTTTTGAAGCGTACATGCAGCTACTAAACGAGGCGTATGCAAAAAACCATGCCCGCTTTAAACCAGACATTGTTTGGCTTGAGCTATTTTTGCAAAACGTGCAAGGCGACGGATGGGGATTAGATGAGGTAAAGGAGTAATTTATGGCACACATAAACCAACGGATACTTAAGGAGTATATTGACGACAAACTCATAACGGTTCAAAAGCACCCTGTTAGCGACCTGTATATTTATAACTACACGCCGCTGGCGCAGTTTAGCAAGGCATGGGACGAGGTAACGCTACTGTGTCGCGGGCTTATTACCGATGGCGCTGGCAAGGTTATAGCCTCGCCATTTACAAAGTTTTTTAACTACGGCGAGTTTGTGGGCGAGCTGCCAAGCCTTAAGTACGTTGTTACCGAGAAGATGGACGGCAGCCTAGGCATTTGCTACCCACACAAGGGCGTGCTTAGCATTGCCACTCGCGGTAGCTTTGTTAGCGAGCAGGCTAAGGTAGGCGATGAAATGCTGCAAGAGTATATACGCAAGCACGGGCTTGATTGGTATGATGAGCGGTACACGTATTTATTTGAGATTATTTACCCAGAGAACCGCATTGTTGTTGACTACGGCAAAAAGCGCAGGCTTGTGCTACTGGCCGTAGTAAACACTAACGACGGCCACGAGCTTGACCCGCACAGCACTGGCTATAAGGACGTTGTGACAATGCTGCCGCAAAGTACCGAGCTGGCTGACCTGCTAGCCATGGAGCAGGAAAAAAACAAAGAGGGCTTTGTTATACGCTGGGCAAATGGCCTGCGCCTTAAGCTTAAGTTTGAGGAGTACGTACGGTTGCATCGCCTAGTTACCCGCGTGCAGGCTAAGGACGTATGGGAACTGCTACGCACTGGTAGCGACCTTAACGAGTTTTTGGACAG